ATGTGGAGGGGTATGCAACCACATTTAATGACCCCTATGAGCTTTACGAATTTGAGGGCAATAAGTATTACGAGGTTATAGACCGCCACGCACTAGACGGCGCGGATATGTCTGATGTGATTATGCAGTACGACCACAACGGGCGGGTGAGAGCTAGAAATTCAAACGGCACACTTGGATTAGAGCCCAACGAACGAGGGTTCTTTATTTTTGCGGATTTGTCCAGAAGTGGCGCGGCAAAAGAGCTTTATGAGGACATATCAAGCGGCCTTGTAACCAAAATGTCGTGGGCTTTTACGGTTGCAGAGGATGAATACGACAGGGCTACCAGAACCCGGACAATCAAGCGGATTCGCAAGGTTTACGATGTGTCGGCGGTTTCAATACCCGCTAATGGCGGGACTGAGATATCTGCTCGTTCTTACCTCGATGGAGTTATCGAGGTTGAGAAGCGGGAGGCGCAAGAGCGGGAAAAACAGCAGGCGGCGATGGAGTTATCGCGCAAAAGATTGGAAATTAAATTAAAACTTTCAGGAGGCAAATAAAAATGACCAAAAGAATTAACGAAATCGAAGCCCGCAAGGCTGAAATCAAGACCGAGATTGCCGCTGCCGATGAAAAGCGTCTGGCTGAGTTGGACGCCGAAGTGACCGCACTTGAGGTGGAGGAAACCCAGCTCCGCGCAAAGATGGATTTGACCGGCAAGCTGGGTAAGCCCGCGCCTAAGCGGGACGATGAATCCGAAAAGCGCGGCAAGGCCCTGTTAGAAAAGCGGTCTGTAACCATCGCCAGCACTGGCGTTATCATCCCTGCATATCAGGCGGCCGACATTAAGCCTACCTTCAACGAAGTTTCTTCGCTGCTGGACAATGTAGCCATCAAGCAGTTTAGCGGCGGCGAATCCTTTAAACAGCCCTATTTGACAGGATACGGCACCGGCGGGTACACGACCGAGGGTGGAAATCCTACCGACGCTGAACCGACCTTTAGCTATGCGGAAGTGACCAAAACCAAAATTACCGCTTATGCAGAGGATTCGGAAGAGCTGACCAAACTTCCCGCCGCCAACTATGACGCGGAAGTGGTTAAGGGCATTTCAACCGCAATTCGCAAGAAGATTACCGCCGAAATCCTTGTGGGCGATGGTGCGTCTGGGCACTTTGTCGGCATCTTTGACGATGGCGCGACCGCTATTGATGCGGCTACCGATATCGACTTTGCCGAAATCGACGAAAATACCCTTGACGAAATCATTTACTCATACGGCGGCGATGAAAATGTTGAGGACGTTGCTGTTTTGGTGTTAAACAAGAACGACCTGAAAGAATTTGCCATGCTGCGTGATGCTAATGGCCGTAAAATTCATGACGTGAAGCCGCGTGGAAATTCTGGCACCATTGACGGTGTGCCCTACATTATCAATAGCGCCTGCAAGGCAATTTCTGCGGCCGCTACCACCAGTGGGCAGTATGCTATGGCCTATGGTCCGCTGTCCAATTACACGATGGCTATTTTCTCTGACCTGGAAGTTGGCCGTTCGACCGACTACAAATTTAAAGAAGGCATGATTGCTCATCGCGGCGTTATCTTTGCCGGCGGCAACGTTACCGCAAGGAACGGTTTCTTGCGCGTGAAGAGAACCTAATAACTAAATAACTGAATGCGGGGCGGCTAACTAACCGCCCCTAAATGAAAGAGGTAAAAGCATGGCAAGAGTACCCTTTAATCCTAAAATTGGTACAATTAAAACGGACGCGGGCAACCTTGGAATTGACCGTTCTTTTTTGGCGCACTATGCCATTTCTGCTGCTGATGCGACCGCCGAATCGGATACGGCCGTAATGGCCTTGACGGCCCTAGGCGCAGAGGCCAGCGAGGTTACAACCGGTCTTACTGACCCTACCGTGCCCCGAAACATTAAGGTTGATGCGTCTGCCGCAATTACTACGGATGTTACTGTAAATGGAACGAACTTTGCGGGCGAGGCAATCAGCGAAACTTTGACGCTTAACGGAACCATGGCCGTAGCTGGTTCATTGGCGTTTTCGTCGGTAACCAGCGTGGAGCTGCCCGCTGCGACTACCACGCCGGCATATCAGGTTGCTACCGTGGCGGTAACCCAAGGCGCACAGGGCGCGGGTAGCACTGTGTTTACGTTTGTTTCTGCTGCTACTGGCGCGGCGTTTGATGTCACTGTTGCATTTTTAGCGGCAGACGACACTACCGCCGAAGCCGCTGTAAAGTTGCGGGCTGGGCTTAACGCAAATGCAACCTTTGCGGCTAAGTGGACGGCTGGCGGGTCTAGTGCAAGCGTAACCATTACCGCAAAAGATTATGCGGCACAGGACGCCACAATCAACCTGACTGTAAAGACTGCGGGTGATTCTGCTGTTACTTTGGGTGCAATTACCGTAGATACCACGGCGGGCGTTGCAGAGGACAAGGTGTCCGTGGGTGTTGGAAAAAAGTTTGGCATACCCTATATGTTAAGCGCGGACGAGCTTGTGCTTGTTAAGTTGTTTAACAATTCGGCTGACGCTGGCGCTGTAACCGCCGATGCTGACGAGCTGGAAAAAAACGTGATTGCGCTGAACGGAACCCCGGACGGGCTAAAGCCTATTGATTTGCACATTATCGTATAAGGGGGTAAAACCATGGCGGTAAATTACGCCTATTTGGCAAAAATCCGCCGGGCTGTAAGGCGTAATTCTTCGGTTGATATCAACGAAGAGCTGACAGACATAATCGAAGAATGCCGCCTTGATTTGCAACAGTTAGGCGTACTGGAAAGCAGAACCAATGACGAAACGGACAGCCTCATTTTAGGGGCTGTCCGCTGTTTTGCCCGGTGGAAATTTGGCTTGTCGAACGAGGATGCGGCGGCAAACCGAGAGGACTACATGACGCTGCGGGACGAGCTGCGGCGCAGGGTTGACTATGTAACCGAGGCGGTGGTGTGATGCTGTTTTCCGACCGAATCAAACTTCGCGCAGTTGTGGCGGGTAAAGACGCAGACGGTTACGCGACGAAGCAAACCACCGATACCGAGGTGTGGGCGAACGTCAAAAGCGCGACGCGGGCAGAGTTTTACGCGGCGAACGCCAACGGCATTAATGTGTCCATGATGTTTGAAGTCCATGTCGAGGACTGGAACGACCAAACGCAGGTAGTGTATGGCACAAAGGTTTACGATGTGGTGCGGGCCTACCAAAAGGGGCTAGGCGTGGTGGAATTGACCTGTTCGGATAAGGCGGTGTAGCGTGGGCAAGTTTGATTTTCAGATATCGCCCGAATTTATTAAGCAGCTGGGCAGGTTGGCCGATGTTGAGCGTATCGCGCCGAAAATGATTGATGAAGCGATGCCAATACTGGAAAACAAAGTAAAGGCAGAGGTTGGAAAACACGTTGTGTCGGGTTCGCTGCTTAAATCAATCAAAATTTCAAAAGCCAAAAAAACTAAAAACGGCGGCTATTACGCGTCTGTGCAACCAACGGGGACGGACGAAAAAGGTGTGCGAAACGCTGAAAAAATGGTTTATTTGGAATTTGGAACGAAGAAACAACCACCGCGTCCAACGCTGACAAAGGCCATAAAAGACAGCGAACCCGCTGTGCTGCAAAAGATGCGTGAAGTCTTTGAAAAGGAGGTTGGAAAGTGAATGTAAACGCGATTGTTATGTCAGCCCTTTCATCCCTTTCAATCCCGGTTGAGGCTAACGCATACAACGGCACGGCAGAGGAATACATCAAGTTTAATTATGCTGACGAGCGGCCAGTGGTGCGGGCTGATGATACCGACATTCTGGATGACACCACAATCCAAGTCCACTACTTTACGCGGGGCAACCCGCAAACAAACAAAAAAGCAATCCGGCGGTTGTTACGAGCTGCCGGATTTTCTATTCAAAGCACCCAAGAATTGTACGAAAGTGATACGAAGTATACGCATGTTGTCGTATACGCGTATATCGAGGGTGCTGTAGACGATTAGGAGGTTAATACATGGCAAAAATTGGGCTTAAATACCCCGTGTACGCGCCCGCGACTGAAACGGATAGCGCAATCACCTATGGCACCGGCGCGGTGCTGGCAAAAGCAATTAGCGCGAATATAGCGATTGAGAACAACGATGTCAAGCTGTATGCGGATGATGTAACCGCGGAAAGCGACAACAGCTTTGCAAGCGGCACGGTGACCATCGGCATTGATGACCTATACGATGCCGCAAAGGTAGCGCTGCTGGACTATGTTGCAGGCGACACCGTAGACGCAACCACTGGCGCGAAGGAACTTTCCGTGGGCGCTGCTTCGCCCGCCTATGTAGGGTTTGGGTTTTATGGCAAGGTTGTGCGAAACAAAGTTAATTATTGGCGTGCGCTTTGGCTGAAAAAGGTGCAGTTTGCGGAACCGTCTGATGAGTTAAAAACCAAGGGCGAAACTACGGAATTTGGAACCCCCGAATTGGAAGGTACCATCATGCTGGCGGCTGATGGAAAGTGGAAAGAAGAGGGCACGTTTAAAACCGAGGCGGGTGCAAAGGCGTGGCTAGATGGCAAGTGTGGTTTGGCGGCCAAGTGTGCGTCGGTTGTGTCGTCTGTGGCGTCTGGTGCTTATGCCGATGCGCAGAGCGTAACGCTGACCTGTGCCACGGATAGCGCAGTTATCTATTATACCGATGATGGCACGATTCCGAGCGCGACCAACGGCACGCTGTACAGCACCGCGATTGCTTGCGCTGACCCGTCCAACCAGTGCATCAAGGCCGTGGCGACCAAGGCGGCACATGCGAACAGCGATATTTTGGAACTGTACATTACGGTTACTGCTTAACACAACGGGAGGGCTTCGGCTCTCCCTTCCTTTTTAGGAGGGAACATGAGCGATTTAAGACCAAAGCCGCCCGAAATTGAAATAGGCGGTAAGAAATACGGCGTTCTTTTTAA